AGACTCAAGATCGGAAGTCTAAGATTCACCTATACACAGCTTGTTGGTGCCTTTGCTTTACTTAGCAGTATCGTAGGAGCGCTTTATGCCGGTTTTACAATGTACCAGCGCCTAGAGAGTCTTGCTACGCTTGATCTTGATTCTGTGGCTGCACAAATGGCTAAGACATCAGCAGACGTACTCAGAGTTGAAGAGGTTGCATCAGAAATTAAAGTTGAGCTGAAGGAGGACCTTGCAAGACTCAGAACGTCAAGTTATAATCTTGAAAATAGGATTGATTCTAAGTTGCAGTCTATTGATGTTCGGATTACTACTATGGACAATAAGCTCGATAAATTTGACATACAATTAGATGACACAGAAGAAAAACTAATGAAACGCATACAGCAGTCATTAGACAATCCACTAAGTAACTGATAACATAGGAGATACTATGCCATACAAAAAAAGAAAATTACCACCTAGACCTAAGAGAAAATACTAATGACAGCCAAACAACAGGCGCAGTTAGATCGCCATGAAAAACAAATAGATGATTTATACAAGGATGTCAGAGAGATCAAGAACATGAATTTAAAGTTTATGTCTATGGGCAAAGGTTTAATAATTGCCTTTGTAGTCATGACAAGTATAGACATTGGCTTGGGTGACTTACTAATGAAGCTCTTATGATTGGTTTTCTTACAAACATAGCACCAATAGCATTAGGCTTTGTTGCCAAATTGTTTGCACTTAAAAGTCAAGCTGCACAAGAACAACAAAAAATGATGATTGAGAACCTACAGGTTCGTAATGATTCTATTAATCAAGCTAGGGCAATGGCAGACAAAGAATCGCCAATGGCTGCATGGAACAGAAGAATCATAATACTGGTAATACTAGCCTTAGTTATTTTTACTCAAGTTGCTCCAGTCATTTTTAATACAGAAATGGTAATACCAACTACAAAAGAAGGCTTTAATTTCTTAGGTTTGTTTCAAATAACACCTGACGTTGTGGAATATGTAACTGTTCAAGCCGGTTCAGTAGTCAAGATGGATGAACTATTCGGTTGGGCAACAATGATAATTGAGTTTTATTTTGGCGCACAGTTGGCCAAAGGCAAATAAAAAGGAGAAGATATGCCAGTAAAAATTGAATACACAGATATGCCACACATGAAACCTGTACCAATGGAGACTAAATCTAAAGGTTTTGTTGGTGGAATTATGCTATGGCTCACTAAGACTAGAACGTGGCAGTTAACAAAAGATTGGAAGTTTCATATAACGCATGAAGGTAATACACATCCAACATATTATTACGTTCCTAAAAATTTCGTCTTCGATGGAGCCTCGGTACCCCGATATGGAGGCCTTAGAAGTCTACTAAGTCCTATGGGCGTTTTACTTACTGGGGGCCTCGTTCATGATTATTTATATAAATACGAAGTTCTTAGATTAGGTGGAAAGAAAGGTGCTACAGAAAAAAAGACTCAAAAATGGGCAGATGAGTTATTCAGAGATATATGTATTGATGTCAATGGATTTAAAGTTATTAACTACCTTGCTTACTACGCACTTCGATTAGGTGGTTGGTTAGCTTGGAACGGACACCGCAAACGCAATGTCCAATGGGATGATTAAATAATTTTCATTACGAGCTTCCACATATCATCTTCATAATGCAGTAGCTTTTGTTTTTTCTTTGGCCTACCTCTAGGTTTACCGCCAGACTTCATAGTGAAAGGTTTAAAAACATATTCAGGATCATTAGACCTTATTAAACGATTTCTTGCAGCGGCCTCAGTAATTCCTATCTCATCTGCAACCTGTCGGCAAGTTACCTCTTGACCATCTAGAAGGCTGTAGGTTATAGTTCTACGTTTTCCCATTACATAATCATCGGTTCATAATGTTGAAACCACATTGCTAAATACATACAACAAAAAGTTATTGTAGCTAACATTAAAAACTTAATCACATTAATAGTTCCTATTAGTGCTTTCATTTTTTGTCTCCAAGTATATTGTTAAGTAAGATGTTACGAGTTGTAGTAAATACCTCTAAGCGTTTAGCTAATATCTTAGACTCTTCATCACCTTTAAGTAATGCAGACAAAATATCCATAGCTTTTTCACCTGTTGTTTCTTTATCAGCAAACCCCATAAGGTCTTCATCAGTAAATTTATTTTTCATCAGGCATACCTAGTGTCATCAAGAGTAGCACAAGACCTGAACTAACAAATCCTGTGCCAATCAATGCCAAGAGAGGAACTGTTGTTTCAAGCAAGTACGTCATAACAATCCTCTATTAGATTTCTAAGTGACTTTCTTTTATCAAGTTCAATACCATGCCTTCTAGCTTTTTTTTCTAGTTGAGCCTTAGTAAAGTTTTCAGTAATGAAGTCAACATTCATGCTGCGACTCCAGTATGGTTTGTATTTGTTACTCATATTATTTCTCCTTATCTATGTCTTTTTGGGTTAGAAAACCTGAACATAATTTCATGTCTTCGCTTTCACAATAGAGTTGATCTAACACGTTAGGTGGTTTTAATAGATCGTCTCGCTTGTCTTGTAATGCACTACAGCCACTCAAGGCTAGTGCTAGTATGATTAGTGCTTTCAAAACGGTATGTCCTTATCCTCGAAGTCATCTAAGACAACTGGAGTAATTGGTTCAGCACTTACAGGTGTAGGAGCAACGTCTGTACTAACTTGGTTTTGTTCACGTATCTCACCTTTGCTATCCAGCATTTGCATTGTTGAACCAAAACCTGAAATAACAATTTTAGTTTTAGATTGCTTTTCACCTTTAGGATTTTCCCAGGTATCAGTTTTAATCTGACCTTCCAAATAAACCTTTGAGCCTTTTCTTAAATATTTTTCTGCGGTTTCTGCAATTTTTCCAAAGATACTGACACTATGCCATTCGACACGTTCTTGTTTTTGTCCAGTATTTTTATCAGTCCAAGATTCACTAGTAGCCACACGAAGGTTACATATAGCATTACCATTAGATGCATACTTCATTTCAGGATCAGCTCCTAAATTTCCAACCAGTATAACTTTATTAACACTCATTACTTCTCCTTTCCTTATTAAAATTTGGGGTTACTTAGGGTAACCAATCCTAACTTTTATATTAACTCTAACGACATTGGAGTGCCGACACAGTCTAGGCGTTAAACCTCTGTGTTCTTTTGTGCAAAATCTTTAGCAAATGCTTTAGTCTTTGCATCTTTTTCTTCTTTCTTTACTTTAGCGTCTTCTGATTTTTTAGCCATGTAATCACGCATAAACTCTTCTTCTTCAGCATTAAGAAGTTTATTAACCTCTGAACGGAGATGTTGATTGCCATGCATATCGGCCCTGGCTTCTTCAATACCTTCAGCATCATCATTAGCTATAGCAAGTTTAAAAGCTGTAGAAACGTAAGCAACTGCTACCTTCATAGTTTTAAGGTGTGCATCAACCTGTGACTGTTGCACGATAGCGTTTTGAATTTCTTCAGTTGAGGCTATCTTGCTTCCATCACTCATAAAACCTGTAGCGAACGAAATCGCCCTGCCCAAACTGCTGGTCTCGCAGTTTTCTAATGCACTAGATTTATTGACCTGAGTGCTACCACGAATCTCTTCAGCAAAGCCAGTACCTAAGATTACACCATCAACTATGCAATGGGATTTCATAACAACTTTCTCGTCATCGTTCTGCACGATCTCACTAAGAAGTTGACCTGTGTCACCGTAGCGTTCTTTAAAAGCCTTAACTCTTTCACCTACTTCAGCGTAAGACTTACCTTGTAAATTAATTGTTTTCATATCTGCCATATAT